CTCCATATCTTCTCGTAACCTCTTCTGCAAAATCCCATGTAGTAGCACCTCCTGTAAGCATGATCTCATCAAAAACATACAAAGTGTCGTTATGTTTGACAGCACAGATTCCTGCCATAGGGTCAACGTTAAAATCCAGCCCAATTAACAAAGGAAGCATATGTAAATCCTGTACTTCCTTATTAATATTCTCATCAGCAAAACTTACAGCCACCAATCCAGTAAGATTCTCAAAACTTGCCTCAAATTCTTGCCTAAAAGTCCTCTCATCCAACTGACCCCTAGCTGCTTCAACTTCCTCTTTCGCTACATTACCCCCCTCCACTGTAGTAAAACTCCATCTTCCCCAATCATCCCATTCCTTTTCCCCACAGAAACACCACATATCATAAAACCAACTCGCAGTTCCATCAGGAGTACTAATAAACAAAGCCCATCCCTGTTTATCAGCCAATGCAGGTCTAATAACTTCAGCCCAAACATCCCTATCCATAAAAGCAGCCTCATCCAAAACAACACCAGCTAAACTCCTACCCCTTAAAGCCATAGCATTTTCAGTTCCCTTCAACTCAATACTCGATCCATTAATCAAATCTAGTCTCAAATCTGTCTCATTCTTACTCTTTACCCACGTTCTAGGTGTTAATCTCTTCAATTCCTTCCATGCAATATCCTTCGCCATCCTATATGTAGGAGCACAATAGAAATAAACCTCATTCGGCCTATTAATAGCTCCTCTCAGCAGTTCTATACAACTTAAATAACTCTTTCCAAATCTTCTTCCAGCAACCAGCACCCTAAATCTTTTATCACTGTTGAACACCTCACCCTGTGCATAACGCAAACTTATCTCATTCTTCTTTTCACCGCTAACAACCATTAAATTAACAAAAAATACAACTCATACCCCCTATTTATAGCCTATTTACATACTTTTAAGTTATCATTCACTTAAATACACCCAAAAACATCGTGGTTTCATCTACATTTCCTGCCGATCAACCATTAGAAGAATCTAAACCTAAAAGAAATATACATTTTCGTGCTCGCACCTCCGCACATAACGTACAACTTCGCTCACAACGTTTATATTCCCGTCAGCTAGAAGGTAAAACAACACGCGCTCTCGTCCTTGAACATTCAAAAATTGAAGGCATATCAGAAGTAACCGCTTGGCAAGATTGGAAAAAAGTTAAACAATGGAATAAAGAAGACTGGGAAAAAGATAGAGAAACACTACTACCTCGCCTCCAAGCAATGAGAATCCGACTCTTTAATAAAGCAGTTAAAAAAGGTCAATTACAAACAGCAGCACAAATATTAGACAGCCTCGGCAAAGTTATAGGTGAATCAGTAGAAACCGTTAATATTCAAGCTCCAGAACTATCTATTAAAGTTGAACCAAAAAATTAGCTGAAATATATTTAAGTTTCCCGTGTATGTATATAGCAGCAAAAATTTTGCAACTAGTCCCCTAGCTACAAAAAATTTGATTAGATCCAGACTAGCCTAGAATCAGCTGTAGGCTATCTTAAGAGTAGATCTAGTAATTACATGCTTAAACTGTAATTGATCTAATGTAGCCCAGACAAACCTATAGTCATCTACATTATTTTTTAATTCAGTAGATAAACTTAATCCTAGTTCCCAAGCAGTTGTAGGATTCCTCATAAGATGTAGATTAACGTTTGACATTTTATTTTCTAGTTAAGAATAGTTTTAACTGAGACTCTCCATAGTATTCACCATGTTTAAAACCTGTCAACTCATAACCGCAATCTGGCATTGACTCAATCCACTTTTGTAGTTTTTCGTCAGTAGTAACTTTGATAGAAGTTTTCATTTGTAAGATTTGTTTTAACTATTAATATAATAAACATATATTATTTATATGTCACGTAAATATGATACAAGTATTAGTAAACAAATAACGGTATAAGATTATATTTATCGCTACAATAAAAATTAAGTATAGCTATCTTTATTTTTGTTTACTACCTAACTTAGGTTTTAATTCTCTCATCCTCTATTATGTTAGTTTTGAAAATACTTTTTTAGATTAGTTCATTTACAGACAGCTATTACTTTACACAAATAAAATTATTTCAAATCTTACTATTATGCGAAACTTATTTTTATTTCTTTCTATTGGATCAATAGGGTTAATTAGTTCTATTGGATCAGGTCTTAATAGATCTACTCTTAATCAATGTATTAATAATAATGATAATTCGGCATGCAGTTATTTAATTAATAGTGATAACGCTAGTAATTATCAAAAGGTAACAGCAAAAAATGTTTTATTAATTCGAGGTCTTTAATATGGAAGAAATATTTTCAGATATTCTTGATAGCTTAGAAACAACTCATAAACAAGGTTTACAAGCATTAAAAGAATACAAGATTAAGAATCCTGATTTCAATGAAAAACAAGAAAAAGTTTATCTAGAAATAAAAAAAGCTATGTATAAAAATTTATTTAAGTTAGCTTCAGATAAATGTATATACGCGGTAAATGACTTAATTTGATTAATTCTTTAAGCCTAGTATTTATTAGGTTTAAAAAATTAATTATTAATTTAATTAATTTATTAAAAATCTTACAAATTTATTGTTATGACAATTAAAAAAGAAACATTTTTTGAGGATGACATAAGCCGTTATTGTTTTGACAATAAGGGATATGCTCAATTAGATACAACAGAGGATGCCTGGTATTATGGTCACTGGGTAGACTTTAAGAATTTAAGAATTATAAGCTATGCAGAGGGAGACGTAAGTATAGAAACATGCGAGAATAAAGAAGAGTTTAAAGAGTTATTAAAAAAAGTAGTTGATTATTTAAAGTTTAAGAGTGAGACATTTAAAGGTATAGACTTAATGTGTGATGAGAATAATATAAAAATATTTGAAAGTTTAGGATTAGATAAAAATTATTATCTTCATAAATCATATTGTGAGGTTAAATAAAGTGAATAAAACAGTAATAACACCTTATACGCCAATTAAATACTTTAAAGTGTTTAATTTTGGTAAAATTGATTATTATAAAATCAATAAAAAGAACTGTAAAGTTGAGATAGTTTTAAAGTTAGATAATAATAGATTAAGTATTACTCAAAGAACATATAATAATATTGAGAGTGATTATGTAGAATTTGGTTATTGCTTAGAAAGTTTAAAAGAACATTTAAAAGATAATAAGACTTTTAATGTTTTATATAGATTAAATAAGTTATATCATGCAAATGATCTTATTGCTGGTAGTCCACAACAAGATGAATACTTAAAAACTTTAAAAAAACCTGATAATATATATTTTCAATTTAAATATAAGAGTTTATATGATTGGCAATGTGAGGAATTAAAAAAAGTTGATTTATTATATGATAGAAGTTATTTAGTAGATAATAAACCTTATTTATTTGGTAGTAGATGGTTAAAAAAAGAACTACCAATAGGAGTAATAGAAGAAATAAAAGAACTTGTAAATAATAATTGAAACTATAAAAAAATAAAGTTTATTAATTAACTTTACTTGACATAAACAATTATATGATATAATTCTAATATAAATCTTACTAAAACAATGAAAGAATCATTAAAGGCCGATATTAAAGGCCAAAAATCAAAACTAACAAATGAATCTATTAAAAGGTTAAGAGTCTTTAAATTAGATGATTCAGAATTAAATCATTTATTAAATTCTTTGATCTTTACTAGGGATCATTATCAAAGTTTCAAGAATGAGAGTAATGAATCAATAGATGAAAGTTTATTTGATTCAATGATTAAAGAAGTTGTAGGCACTTATAAAGAGGACTATTAATTATGAAATATAAAGTAACCTACGCTATAGATTCATTAGATACTCAACCAGTGGTTAAGTTATTTGATGAAGAATATGAAGCATTAGAATGGATGAATGATGAGATTCAGAGAAGAATTGAATATGTTGTAGAGCATAGTCAATTCTCTATTAGTGAAAAGGAATATAAAGAGATAGAAGAGAATGAACATACGCTAGTCAGGATAGAAAAATTATGACTAAAAAGAAATTAACCACACTCTCACATACTGAGCAAGTGAAAGTAACTTTAACAAGTGATCAATTAAAACATTTAGAAAATTTATGTAAAAAACGTTTTAATATGATTAATAGATCACATATGATTAGACAATTAATTTTAGATAGTATAAAAAAAGAAAATACAATTAAAGAAATTAATAAAGATAATAATAATGAAAATTATTTAAGTTATGAAGAATATAGCTTACTTTATAGCGTTTTAAAAGATAGTCTAAAAGCTATTTTAGAAAAAGAAAAAGTAGAGGAAATATTAAAGAAATTATATTATATTTCGATATTAGATTATAAACAACTAAACATTTTTGAAAACAATGAATAACAAATTAACTAACAAAGAAGCCTATGAAATTATTAGAGATAATACTAACTGGGCATGGGTATTTCCTCAGGACGTTAAGTTTAAATATGGATGGATATTTCATAGAACAAGAGATTGTTTGGATGGTGAATATCATAAATGTAAAGAGCCTATTGATTGCTATAGGATAGATAGTCTTTATAGCTATGAACATACTGGTTATCAGATAGAACCCTGGTCAGGATGTGAAGTTATAGATAGTCCATTTAAAGTGAAAAATGAAGATAAAGTTATTAAAACTATTAATGAATTAAATAGAAGTTATAACAAGCATAAAACTGATATTTTTATAAAAAGAATATATGAAAGAGTGTATGGTGGATTTGGTCAGGATTTAGTAAAGAAATATTCAAGAGAAGATTTATTAAATAAGTTAGAAGATTGGTCATACAAGTTATATAAATTAGGG